GTATGAAAGTTTGAATGGAAGTGCGCCCTTTAGAAGCTCTGTTCAAAGTGTAGAACCAAGACTTAGATTCTGGGACGAAGTACAAGACTTCCCAGCAATTCAAGTGGGAGCAGGGCAAGAAACTCGTGAATATGAAGGAGCGGGTTTCAGATTTAGATTTTTACGAGTAACTATTAGGTGTTATGTGAACGACAATGATGACGTCATATTGGCACTTGAAGAGTTACTAGAAGACGTTGAAACTGTACTTGAAGATAATGATCCTTTAACGTATACGGATTCAACAGGAGCGTCTCAATCTACCGCTAAGACTACAGTCTTAACCGTAGATACAGACGAAGGTGTTTTGGAGCCTCTCGGTGTCGGAGAAGTCATCGTAGAGATTCAATACTAGAAAAAGCTTAAGCTAAATAAATATTTAGTACGGCTCTTTCAGAGAATATTAGGAGAAAATAATGGCATTTCATTTTAGTAGAGATACCAAAGTATTCATGAAGTTTCACGCTAGTGCCGTAGGTACAGATGATGCACTTTATGAGATACCAGTACTAGATGGTTACTCCTTTAGCCAGGCAACAAACAGTTCGGAGATTACTCTGAGCGAAGCTGCTGATTCATCAGGTAATAGTAAAAGAGGTAGAGCAATGTTCAACGATTCTTTTGCCCCTGCAGAATGGAGTTTCAGTACTTACATGAGACCGACTACATCAGGATCCGGTAATACGTGGGCGTCTAACGAACACGCAGGAAACGCAAAGAAATTTGCAGTAGAAGGACCTTTATGGGCAGCTATGTCTGCAACCACTTATAACCTAGGTGTAGGCGGAACAGGAGCACCAACAGCCTCATCATTTGAGCCGAATGTATTTAACTTTCAAAACTCAAATAAAGTAGCACTTGGTGTGTTTGATTTATACTTTGTACTAGGAGCAGCAAAAGACAGCTCCCCTGCATTGTATACAACTGGCACAGACGGCGTAACAGTATATAAAATTTCTGATTGTTCAGTAGGCTCAGCATCTATAGACTTCGATATCGAAGGACTAGCACAGGTAGCTTGGTCAGGACAAGGAAAGAAAATTAAAGAAGTAACTCAACTCAAGACTTCTTCTGGTGGAGCAACATCTCCAGCAGTAGTCGGAGAAGAGCATACTGTCAAAGGTTTAATTAACGAAGGAATTGATAGTACTTCAAATTATATTAGACAAAAGCTTACATCATTAGCAATTGCTTTTGATTTAAGTGACTCAACAGGAGCAGGTGAAGCAAGTGATGGAGAAGATCAATTACTAGCTGATAAAACCTATAATGTTGTTTTAACTGGTGGTAATATTACGATTGAAAACAATCTAACTTACCTAACACCAGAAACCTTAGGGTCTGTTAATCAGCCTCTAGGACATGTAATGGGAACTAGAAGTGTTTCAGGTAACTTTACCTGTTACTTAAATAGTGCGGCAGACGGATCAATGGACTTATTAGAAGACCTACATGAAGCTGACGACATGATTACTAATAGTTTTGATATGACATTTAGCATAGGTGGAGCAAGTGCTCCTAAAGTTGCAGTAGCAGTACCAAATTGCCATCTAGAATTACCAACTCACGCTATTGAAGACGTGATAGGTATTGATGTTAATTTCCATGCGCTACCAGCTGATTTATCTTCAGCTACCGCATCTTCAAGTGCAAATGAAATAACACTTACATATACATCATAAATAAACTTAACGGTGGGCAGGATAACCCTGTCCACCTTTTTTAGGAAAAAAATAAATGAACGATACAGTAAAAAAAGAGCCTGCAAAAGCAGTCTCGTTAAAGAGTCTAATGACTCCAACAAAAACAGTAGAATTTGACTATCCTGGTTGCGAAGGTTTTAAAGTAAAGCTTTGCTATCTAGCTAGAGAAGAGTTAATGAAACTTAGAAATCGTTGCGTATCTCAAGTATTCAATAAGAAAACTAGAGGCTACGAAGAAAAAATGGACGATGATAAGTTTCTTGCAGAATATACCACAGCAGTTATTAAAGGGTGGAGTGGCTTCAAACTTGGATATGCTAAAAATATGTTACTACTAGGGGATATGTCTCCTGAAGATGAAGAAAAAGAATTAGAGTTTTCAAAAGAGAATGTTGAAGTTCTTATGAAAAATTCAAATGATTTTGATACTTGGGTAACAGAACAGGTAGGCGACTTAGAAAATTTTACGCAGAGCAAGTAGCCTGGGCTCTTGCTTTAATACAGAGGTACTTTACTAATAATATTAGTATAGATGCATACCTACAAATGTGCGACCAATTAGGTCAAGAACCTGACTTAGAGGAGATGCCACCTGAACTAAGTGATTTTCCCTTAGAGATTCAGGAGGCTTTTCTTGTACATGCGATGTTGCCAGATAAATGGGACGGAGCAAGTGGGTCTTACATGGGTAAAGATTGGTCTCCTTTAATGACTTTATTAAATATAAATGAAGTTGGAGACAAGAAAACAGTTTGCTTTTTCTTGAAACATATAGAAAGTTCAAGTACGATAAATATCAACGCAGAGCTTAAACGTAAGCAAGACGCCTCCAGTAGGCGAGCAAAAAAGTAGATTAAATGGCAAAGAAAAAAATTGAAGCCGCTGAGATTATTATTAGAACTACCGATGGTGGTTCTTTTAAAGTTACAGGGAAAGAGGCAGAAAAGCTAACCAAGAAAATGAATGCTCTTGGGGGCGCTTCTCAAACTACTGACCGACGAATAAAGGGAGTAACTCAGCAGTCTTCTAACGCAACAAAGAATTTTAGTAAGCAAGCCCAGACCATGCAAGGTGGTCTTGTTGCGGTTTACGCAACCATTGCTGCTCAAATATTTGCTGTATCAGCTGCATTTCAATTCTTAAAATCCTCAATGGAAACCCGAAATCTTATAGAAGGCCAAAAAGCTTTCGGATCAGCCACGGGTGTAGCTTATGCGTCTATGACCAAATCTATCCAACAGGCCACACAAGGTATGCTAGCTTATAAAGAAGCCGCAAGTGCTGGTGCTATTGGTATAGCTGCAGGTTTAAATAGTACTCAACTAGGAGCACTAGCAACAGTAGCAAAAAATGCTTCATTAGCCTTGGGAAGAGATTTAACAGATTCTTTTAACAGGCTTATTCGTGGTGTAACTAAGGCAGAACCAGAACTATTAGACGAACTCGGTATTATTCTAAGATTAGAAAACGCAACTACAAAGTATGCTGTTTCTATCGGAAAAACTCGAGAACAGCTTAACGCGTTTGAAAGAACCCAAGCCGTATTTAATGATGTACTTCAACAAGGAGAGACAAAGTTTGCGGCAATCGCTAAGTTAATGGATCCAGATGCTTTTGCTCTTGGCCAGTTAATGAAAGAACTCGACGACCTACTCATGGGATTCCAAAAATTCATGGTTGACGGGTTACTCCCAATTATAAAATTCTTTAAAGAAAACTCCTTAGCACTAGTTGCTGCTATGGGACTCTTTGTTCTACCTATTATAAAATCTCTACTCCCTAGTTTAGACAAAGCATTTGAAGCTTCCATGTTTAAAATGCGTTCCAATAGTAGATTAGCAATCCAAAGTTTTAAGAGTATGAAGTCTTCTTTTGGCGATGTAAACGCAGCTTTTAGAGATAGAAATATGAACGCCCAAACAAGTGGGGATTATTTCAATAAACTCGGAGCAGCTGATAAAGGCGGAGGCCCTAATGAGGCTAGATTAAATAAAAGACAAATAGCAGCATATAGACGACATCTTAATGAAAGGACTGGCCTTTACAAAAAGATGACTAGAGATCAAAGAAACGAACTTAGACGTCATCTTAATATGCAAGAAGCTTTAATTAAAGGTTCAACTGCTAAAACTTTATCAATTGAAAAAGCTGCTGCACAAGTCTGGAAAGGTATATGGGCGGGTAAAACAGTAGTAGTAGCCGCAGCGACAGCAGCTTGGAGAGGCATGTTGGCAGCTACTGCAGCATTTGCAAATAAAGCATTTGCAGCCGCAGCTTGGATTGGAATGATTGCTATGGTTATCATGGGCATAAAATCTTTGATGGAAAAGAACAGGAACTTAAACGACCATTATCGAAGAACAAATGAAAGAACAAAAGAACTTACCGAGTCTACAAAAGAGTTAAATGACGAATTATACAGAATGTTGGAAGTTCAAAAAGCAGGTAATTTATTAACTGCTAAAAGTGGTACAGAAGCTACAGGTCAGTTTATGACTAGTGCAAATATTCCACAGTTGATGAAAAACTATAATGAACAAATTAAACAAGGTAAAAAACCAAGCGATGATGTTATAGTAGGTTTCAGAAAACAAATAAATGCGGCCCGTACGCTTGCTCCTAGGCTACATGAGGTAGCTCTAGCCATGCAGAACGGAAACAGACTTACAGATGACCAGCGAGAAGCAGCAGAAAGATTAGCAAATAGCTATATAAATGCTGGGCAAGCTGCTGCAAAATTAACTCAAAATCAAGAGTCTTTAAACAAAAGTTTAGACAAACAAATTAGAAAGTTTACTAAGATTCCTTTTCAAGATTTACTTACACAATATACTACTACTACACAAGGCGGAATGGACGCACTTGGTATGGAACGAAGAAAAGATGCTCA